GAACATAAAAAAAGCCCCACTGCCGAAGCAGCGAGGCTAGTTGGGAGAGGTTATGAAGCTTGTTTCTTAGCTTGGTAAGCTGCCTCAAGCTTGTCAATGGTCTTTGCATCTGCCTCGCTCTTTTCGTGTGTAGCAGGGAAGAGTTCTTGTGATGCTGTAAGGAAGATTTTTCTAAGCTTGACGTTCGATGCAATGGATGAAGTGTGCCATGCAATATCGTTCTCGTGTTCAAGAATCTTATCGTTGTCAAGCATTTCGCCATGCTCTTTATGATCCATGTATATCTGAAGACTTGCATCTTCAAGTTCTGTAATCTTCTTCATTTTGTTAGCTGTGTTCCAGTCGATATCTTTAATCAACTTGTTAATGAAGTAAGAAGTTTGTGATCTGTCGCCACTGTCAGACAGATTCATGTCAAGGATGACGTCTTGTGCGAAGCCGCTTGTGTTTATTACTTTCTTGGTCATTTTAGTTCTCCTGTTAACTGCCGAGGAACTGCCCTCGGCTTATGCCCAGCCCGAAGCCACTGACGAACAGCCTTGCGCCACAAGCCAGACCTGCTGGTCTGGTGCGGTGCCAGAGTAAAGCACAGCCACGGTTGAAGAAAGAAACAGTCAAGCCGCTTGCGCGATAGCGCATGATAAGCGCGGCTTGCAACACGATGTTGGCAGGGTTCGGCCTGCTGCTTTACTCTGGTGGGCGACTGTGGCTCGGATAGCTGGGTTTGCCGAGGTCAGGGCCTCGTCTGGTGACAGGAGACTGACCAAGGTAATAAACGCATGCGAGCGTAGCGCAAGATGTCAGGAGTGACGTGGATCTGGCTGGGAGTTGCCTGTTATATGTGTAATGTGTGTAAATTGTGCGGTTGACAAGCCGAGAGAAAGTGGCTGATAGTGGGGGGGAACACAAGGGGGGGCAGATGACCGAGATTGTGAAGCTTACCGATAAACAGACTGCATTGGTGGATACACTTGTAGCAACAGGCTGTAGCATAACAGAAGCAGCAAAGCTTGCCGGATATGCTGAAGGTGAATCGGGTAGAGTAAGTGCTAGCAAGGCTTTGCGGACAGGTCATGTCCAGCAGTACATGATGCAACGGATAGGTGAGAGTATGGGTCTCAATGCTACGGTGGCTGCGGCTAAGATGGTGAGGTTAGCATCGGGAGCTAAGAGTGAGTATGTACAGCTTGAAGCTAGCAAAGATATCTTGGACAGGGCTGGCTTCAAAGCTCCCGACAAGCATATGCACTTGCATGCTGGCGATATTAGCGTGTCCATAGACCTTGCGTAATGTGGTGGGGGGTTGAAAATCGGATGTGTCCACTGTCACTGTGGTCTATCACAGACATTAGAGGTCAAAAAGGTTCGCACCCGAGTTTGATAATATTTTTTTAGTGAGAGGTTCGTCTAATGTGTTTAGGTGGTGGTGGCACTAACTATCCTGATCTTGGGCCGAGGGATACCAGCAACGAGCTTATTGTTAGCAAGTACGAGCTTAGTGAAGAGAACAAGGCCAAGAACTTGAAGCGTGCTAAGTCTCTTGTTAAGTTTGACAACGATGATAATGGCGGCGGTGATGGCAACAATGGTTTAGGTGCTGGCACTTCTGTTGGTGGCACTGAAGGTCTTGGAAGCATTGGCGATGCAAGCGGCGGGATGGCAAGAGTGTAATGGCACCTAGGACACCAGCATGGACAAGAAAAGCAGGCAAGAACCCAGCAGGTGGACTCAACGCTGCCGGACGCGCCTCTTACAAAGGCGGCACATTGAAAGCCCCAGTAAAGTCGGGAGACAATCCAAGAAGATCAAGCTTCCTATCGCGGATGGCGGGTAATAGCGGGCCGGAACGCGACTCGAAGGGCAAACCTACACGCTTACTGCTCTCCCTCAGGGCGTGGGGTGCGTCATCAAAGTCTGATGCAAGGGCGAAAGCGAGAGCTATTAGTAAGCGAAACAAAGCAAAGAAAGCGAGGGCGTGATGCCTAATGTAGCTGGTAAGAAGTTCCCATACACTAAGGCTGGTATGGCTGCTGCCAAGAAGATGGCAGAGAAAAACAAAGACAAGAAGAAAAAGAAAAGCTTAATTGAAATCAAAAAGGGTTAGTTATGCCTTATCAATTCAATGATGGTGAGGTTTATGATGGCCCCACAATTACTTTGCCAGATGGACGTGTTGTTTCTGGTGCAACCTTTACGCCTGAGTCTAGGCGGCTTTATGAGGTTGAGGTTGTTCCCGAGCCTGTAAGAGCAAGGTCTGATAACGGCAGACTTGTTGCTGATGACAAGGCCACGCCCGAAGTTAATGAGGCTTGGGTTGGTGGCAAGGCTCCTAAGAAAAAAGCAGTAAGGAAAAAGAAAAGTGGCGGTTAACGCAGCGGGTAATTACACCAAGCCAACTATGCGTAAGTCTTTATTCAATCGCATTAAGGCTGGGTCAAAAGGCGGTGGTGCTGGTCAATGGTCAGCGCGTAAGGCGCAAATGCTTGCCAAGGCTTACAAAGCTAGAGGCGGGGGATATACGTCTTGAAGAAGCCGCAGAAGTCTTTAGTCAACTGGACTAATCAAAAGTGGAGAACCAAGAGTGGAAAGCCATCTACTCAAGGGCCAAAAGCCACAGGCGAAAGGTATCTTCCTGCCAGAGCCATCAAAGCGTTATCGGCGCAGGAATATGCAAAGACCACGGCTGCTAAAAGAAAAGGACGTGCGGCTGGTAAGCAGTTCGTCAGCCAGCCTAAAAAGGTACGAGATAAAGTGAAGACATACCGCACATGAGTTTTATGCACACCCTTAAAAAAGAAGAGCGTGACGCATTACGCATTGTCGTAAAGAAGGTTCACCTAGCTCATCATCCAAAAGAATTTTGCACTGACCGAGAAGCTGACAAGGTTATTGCTGCTATAGGCCCAGAAATTGTTGAGCGAATGATTAAGTTTGGCAAGGATCACAAGGTTGACCAACTTTAAATACAAGCCTGATGGCGAAGTCTTAAAATCATTTATGAAAGATAGTAACTTCTTTCGTGGCATTCGCGGCCCTGTTGGTTCTGGCAAATCTGTTGCTTGTTGCGTTGAGGTGTTTCGCAGAGCATTGCAGCAAGAGCCAAACAAAGATGGCATCAGGCGTAGCAGATGGGCAATCATTCGTAATACCAACCCGCAGCTTAGAACCACTACAATAAAAACTTGGCTGGATTGGTTTCCCGAAGATGATTGGGGGAGGTTTCACTGGTCAGTTCCTTACACTCATCACATAAAGAAAGCAGACTTAGAGCTTGAGGTTATCTTCCTAGCCCTTGATAGGCCGGAAGATGTAAAGAAACTTCTGTCTCTTGAGCTTACTGGCATATGGATTAACGAGGCTAGGGAAATACCCAAGTCAATTATTGATGCGTGTACTATGCGTGTTGGTCGATTCCCTTCTATGCGTGAGGGTGGGCCTAGCTGGTCTGGTGTTATAGCAGATACTAATGCGCCAGAAGAAGATCACTGGTGGCCTATTATGTCTGGTGAGGTTCCTGTGCCTGACCATATTCCTATTGAGCAAGCAAGAATGCTGGTCAAACCTGACAACTGGAACTTCTATACCCAGCCCTCTGGGATGAATGAGATTAAAGACGATCAGGGCAACGTGCTTGACTATGAGGCAAATAAAAAAGCTGAAAACCACAGCAACATGCTAAAGACCTACTATACAAACTTAGTAAGAGGTAAAACAAAAAGCTGGATTGATGTCTATGTAATGAATAGATTGGGTGCAATCCAAGAAGGAAAGCCTGTATACGGAATGTTTGCTGCTGATATGCACATAGCTAAAGAGCCTGTACCTATCGCAGATGGTGTGCCTTTGTATATTGGTATCGACTTTGGTCTTACCCCTGCTGCTGTGTTTGGTCAGAAGGTGCGTGGACGCTGGCTTATACAGTCAGAGATTGTAGCGATTGACATGGGCATAGTTAGGTTTGCAGAACTGCTGCGCCAAGAGATAGCCACACGATTTGCACACTTGGACGTACACATTTATGGCGATCCGGCTGGAGACTTTCGCGCACAGACTGACGAAGACACACCATTCCGCATACTTAGAGGTGCTGGCTTGAGGGCAACACCTGCTCCAAGCAACTCTGTTGACCTTAGATTAGAAGCTGTATCGTCTTATTTAAATAAAATGGCAGATGGAAAGCCAGCCTTTATGATTGATAGACGCTGCCCTACACTTATCAAAGGGTTTGAAGGAGGCTATTCTTACAAACGCATACAGGTTTCCGGCGAAAGATATGATGACAAACCGGATAAGAACATGTATTCGCATATACATGACGCTCTTCAGTACCTAATGTTAGGCGCTGGTGAAGGACGACAGCTTATATCAGGACAGAAACAAGCAGTTGCTTTTAATGCAAAAGTTGATTTTGATGTCTTTAGAAAGAAACCAAAGGGTAGACAGCGACAGGGTTTGTGGGCAAGGATGTAAATTGTGCGTTGCGTTTTTGTTTGTTTTGTGAGTATTTATATTAAGTCATTATAAGGAGACTTGTTATGTGTTTAGGCGGCGGATCAAGATCAGCACCACCACCAAAACCTGATCCAGTTGTTGAAGCTGAACAGGAAGAAAAAAGAGAAGAAGCTGTTGCTGAGAAAAAAGAAATTAAGCAAGAGGCTTTAGAAAAAACAGTAACCAGACGCAAGGGCGGCGCAGGCAGACGCTCCCTTATTAAAGGTTCTGGCGGTGGAATGGGTTTTTATAATAAGTATCTTTCATGATCTTACCAAGCGAAAACCTATCTGGCCCTTATGCTGATGATAAAATTGCTACCTTGTACTTAAAAAAGTACGAGGCGGCAAAAAATCTGCGTGAAAATTTTGTACCTTTGTTTGAAGAGTGTTACGAATACTCACTGCCACAGAGGGAATCTTTCTATGCGGAAAGCATTGGTCAACGTAGAGATGATAAAATCTTTGATGAAAC